TTTCATTGTCGCTTACGCTTTCATTGTCGCTTTCATTCAAAAATTGCATAAATAGTTCTTTACTAGTCATTGCTATTAATTTTTATTAATTTACTTAAATTTAATAAATAGCTTTTAAATATTTTTAAATAATGTTATAAATAATGTTATAAATAATGTTATAAATAATGTTTTAAAAATAGTTTTATAATATATTATAAATGTCTTTTTCTAAAGAAATTTGGGGTTCTAGTGTATGGAATTTATTCCACACTATTGCTCATAAAATTAAGGAAGACAAATTTTTATTTCATAAAAGCAATATTATATATATAATAGAAAATATATGCAACACATTACCGTGTCCTGAGTGTAGTAAAGATGCGTCTGCTATGTTAAAAAAGGTAGATTTTGCTCAAATTAATAGCAAAGCAGACTTCAAATTATTAATGTTTAATTTTCATAATGCTATTAATACTAAACTTAAAAAACCGCTTTTTGATTTCAATGAATTAGATGACAAATATAGCAAAGCTAATATTGATGCTATATATAATAATTTAAATATAATTTACACTTCCAACTCAAATGTTCCTCAACTTATGTCTTCCAGTTTTCATAGGCATCATTTATTTCCTAAAATAAAAGATACATTAAGAATTATTAGAGAAGATTTAATATAATATTAGCCTATTACTAGCCTATTACTTCTCCGTTTTTATAAACTTGGCACTTGAATTGCTGATTTGTTGGTTTACTACATTGCACATTATTACTTACTGAATCTGCAAAATACACAAATTTACTTTTCGTGCTTATGTATAGCATACTATAATATAGTACTCCAAAAAATACACCTATTAACACCCCTAATATTAGTCCCATTATATCGCTACATTTTTGATTGTATTCTGTAACAACATTTATAGCTGTTACACCTAATAAAAATAGTAACAACGAAAAATTGTGTTGGTTATTTATTACCATAGGATAAATTAAATATGTTGACGAAAATGACAATATTGCGCTACTTAGTGATGGAGCATTATAAATTCCTCCTACATCCTTAACCGTAAAAGGCGACGGTAAAATATTACAAAATGGTGATGCAAAGATGCTTTGTTTATTTTTAATCACATTTTTTAGTACTAATACTATTACGGAAAGTATTACAATTCCCATATTAAAAACGATTCCTTTTTCTAAACTATTTTGCGCTATTGATAGTAAAGTAATAAAAAAAACAACCAATAACGGTGCTGTGAAAGATATATATTCAAATATGTTTGTTAAACTCATTGTAATTGCTATTGGACCGCTCGACATTATTAATTAAAATATAAATATATTATTAATTAATATATTTATATTAATTGTTGGTGTTTATAGTTTTGGTTTTTGGTTTTAGTTTTTGGTTTTAGCATTTTAAATAATTATTTCAGCAATAGCTTGCTCTATATTTTCAAGTTCTACAAACTTTATTTTGCTCATATTTTTTTCATACTTTTCATAAAATAATTTGTAATCTTTAGCATTAGCTTTTGGATAATAAAAGGTCGTTACACCTGCTCGCAATCCACCAAGTATTTTCAAATCCAATCCTCCTATTGCTGTTATGTTTCCTTGTAAGCATATTTCTCCCGTTATTGCTATATTGTTTCTTATTTTTCGCTTTGATAATAAACTATATAATACGATGGTTATGGCTGCGCCTGCAGATGGTCCATCTTTTGGGGTCGCACCTTCAGGTACGTGAATATGAATTCCTTGCATCTTGCTTTCTTCTAGCTCTTTTGTTATTGCAATCTTTTCTGTGCTGCTTAATAAATTGTAAGCCAATGTTTTCGCCACAGCATTACTTTCTTTCATTATATCTCCTTGTAATCCTGTAAGCTTTAGCTCTAGAAAATTAGAGCTATGAAAAAAACTGCTTTCAATATGTATAATCCCACTATTTCCATAACTGTTTGCCCATAATCCGTTAATTATTCCTACTTTTGGTTCGCTAACTATTGTTAAATAACTTATTTTAAATCTATCTCTCAATTGTGTTTCTATAAACTCGTTATTTATTTTAAACGGCAACTCATAGCATTTATTATTTTTCAATAGCATCAAATTAAACGAAGATATGATTTCAAATAATACTTCTTTTAACTTTCTTACTCCTGACTCATTTGTATAATGCTCTATTATAAATCTAAGCTCCTCTTCCTCAATTATTAATACATCGACAAAATGAAATTTTGCGTAAAATTCCGGTAATAAATAGTCACGTGCAATAATTAACTTATCATCTAATGTTAGTATATCAAATTTTATTCTATGTATTCTATCCAATAATATTTTATCCAGCAACTCAACATCGTTATATGAAAATATAAATAATACTTTCGACAAATCTAAGTCTATATTACTAAAATATTTGTCTTGAAAATGTGTGTTTTGTGTGCTGTCTATTAAATGAGTTAATATTCCTATTAGCTCTTTACCGTGCTCCGTTTTACTTACCTTATCCAATTCATCTATAAAAATAATCGGATTCATACATTTATGCTCCATCAAAATGTCTACTATTTTACCCCACGTTGAACCTACATATGTATAGTTATGCCCTTCTAATATGCTCCCGTTAGACGAACCTCCTAATGCAATAAGAGAGAATGGTCGCGGTTTATTATTTTTATCTTTCAAACAATATGCTAACCCTTTTTGTGCTAAACTTGTCTTGCCTATACCCGGTAACCCTTCAAAACCGAAACAATAGCCTGATGATTCGCCATTTATCCATTGTCCTACTATTCGTTCAATTTGTAATTTAGCCTTTTTATGACCATAAACCGCGCTATCTAATATATTATTGAATTCATTCATATATGCAATAATTTCGCCATTTTTTCTATTGATTTGATTTATATGCTTTTCAATAGAAAATAAATAATTATAATAGTCACTGCTTATATATTCTTTGAAAAATAATAGCAGTTCATTTGTAGCCATTTCGTTACTAGCCATTTCGTTACTAGCCATTTCGTTAGTATTATTAATATTGTTAATATTGTTAATATTATTAGGATTAAGATATAAAGACTTAATAAAAGTTAGTAAATTAGCTTTTAAAAAGATTTTTTTATCATAAACTTCGCCGTTAGGTGTTAATTTTAATGATTTTAATGATTTTAATAATGACGCATTTATTTTTTTCTTATTATGTTCAATATATTCAACTATAAGCAATAATAATTCATTAGTAATGACACCCTTATTAGTGCTTATTTTTTCAATAATATTAATATTTATAATATTATTATTATTTTTCATACTATGAATTGTGGTTAGTATATTACTTATATCTCTATTAGCGCTTAATAATAGAAAATTGCTGTCTTTTAGTGGATTTATTATGTTGTTTAGTAAGTTACTTATTTCGTATTTGATTTTTAATATTTCCTCTTCTTTATAAATAGCAAAGGGTATTTTTAGTAGCCCGTCTAAATATTGCCTGGCTTTTGAACCGGTGTCTTCTGATTTTGATTTTATTTCTTTTAATTTTTGCAATGCTTTTTCTTTCACATTTATGTTTGCTTTCATAAAATATATGCTTTGCTCTAAAGGAATTTTTGCCGTTTCAAAATTTAATAGCTCATTTGTGTATTCAACTGTTTTTTGCAAAGCGTTTTTTAAGTGCTTTTTACAATTCCAGTTTAAGCTATTATATATTTTTATTTGCTCATTGGCGCTAGCACTTTTATCGTTAGATAAAATGTCGTATAAAATATAAGCTATATACAAATTATCTGCTTTATTATTTATTAATAATAATTGTATTAGCATTGCGCGTTGATTGTATAAATCAAAGCTTATAAAGTCTTGAACCAACATTTCTAGTGTTTTTTGACTATATACAGCTATTTGATTAACGCTAGCGCTATATTTGTTATATAAGTCGCACGGGCTATATATAAGTAACTCTTTTAATGAATAATTATTTAGAAAGTTATTCCAAAGTTCTGCATTATAGCAATTACTAGTGCTAAGTCCATTAGCTGTTATATATTTGGCTATGCTTTCTTTTTTATTTATTATAAATTTATTACTATTATTTAACGTCAATAAATCGTCACATAAGCAGTTTATTACTAGTGTTTTTTGATTTTTAGAGTCGTGAATTATTACTTTAATTCCGTGGACTTTTATTATAAAGTTTGTATTTGTTCGAGCTAAGTCAAAGCATTCTAAACTAGCGCATTCTAATAATGTTTTCTCATCTATTATTTTAAGTTTTGAAATTGTTTTTGCATTTATTGCTTGATTTATTGCTTGATTTGCTTTTGTTGCTTGATTAGTTGCAGTCCAGTTTATAATATTATAATTTAAAGGATGCAAGTGCTTTACTAATAATTTATATTTATCACTTAAGTTTAAGTCATTTGTAAAATTCTTTTCAGCAAAAGAACACGCTAAGCATATATTTATTACATCTTCAAAAGAGTAGCACCCATAATTCTTTATTATAGATGATATGCTATTATTAATATATTGCAATTCATCTATAATATTTTCATAATTTATAGAATTAATTATGTTTATTGTCTTTTCTAACGCAGTAAATGCATTGTTGTGTTCATTATATGTCATTATGTTCAAACCATTATAATAATTTAAACCTTTTGCTATATCATCAATCACTTTTTTGAAATATTCTAACTTTTCTTCATAAACACTCATTAAATTACACTTATATAATATTTCTATATTAGTTAATGTTTTTTAACTTATAATAATATTTGTGAAAATTGATATATTTATATATAAATATATTTACAGTCTATTAATTATTACTCAGTTATGGGTATTCCTTATTACTTTAGTTATTTAATTAAAAATCATAATCTTATTATTTCAAAACTGCAATTTTTGAATAATAATATAGCTAATCTGTTCTTGGATTGTAATTCTCTCATATATGACAGTTTAGATTTTAAAAAATTTCAAACTAAGGACCAATTTGAAAGTTACATTATTGAAAATGTTATTATTAAAATAGGAGAGATTATTAAGGCTATTAATCCGTCTGACACTGTTTATATTGCATTTGATGGAGTTCCGCCTTTTGCTAAAATTAGCCAGCAAAAAAATAGGCGTTATAAATCTGCTTACCAAAGCAATTTATTCAAAACTGAGGATTTATGGGATAGCTGTGCAATCACTCCTGGAACATGCTTTATGGCGAATTTGAATAATGCCTTAAGTTTGCATTTCAAAAATGGCAACTATGTTAATTCTGCAAATTCTAGCTCGGCACATAAACCCTTAAATGTAATATTGAGTTTATCTAACGAAGCGGGCGAAGGTGAGCATAAATTATTTGAATATATAAGGCAATCTACTTCTATTGCCAATAAAAACAGTGTGATTTATGGTATGGATGCCGACTTAATTATGCTTTCATTAAACCATTTAAAATACACGCAACATATTTATTTATACAGAGAAACTCCGGTTTTTATTAGCTCATTAGATAAGTCGCTTAGTGAAAACGAAAAATACATTATAAATATTAATTTGCTTGGCTCTATTATTTATAGAGAGATTACAAATGATATAATTATGGAGAGTGATACGCCTGATTGGTTAAGAGAGGCACAATTTACTATGGACATATCATTTAATAAAATACACAATAGCGGATTTTATAATAAAATCGAAGATTACATTTTCATATGTTTCTTGTTAGGAAATGACTTTTTACCGCATTTTCCTGCGCTAAACATTAGACTTAATGGCTTTACTATTTTGCTTGAATGTTATAAAAAGCTATTTGGAGCTAACGACTTTTTAATAACTAATAACACTATTAATTGGCATAATTTTAAAAAATATATTAAGGCTCTTGCTGAGCACGAAGAAACATTTATTAAAGAAGTATATACTATTAGAGAGAAGCAAGGGCGCAAGTTTTATCCTGAAACTAATGAACAAGAAATTGCGTTTAAATTTTCGGCTACTCCATCGTGGGAGCGCAATATTGAAACCTTTATAAATCCATATGAAGAGGACTGGGCCCATCGCTATTATTATAGTTTGCTTTCAATAAACTCTAATAAGCCGGATTATAATAAGCATATTGAAACTTTATGTACGAATTATTTGGAAACTTTGCAGTGGGTTTATAATTATTATAGCTCATCGTGCAAAAATTGGACATTACACTTTAAATACAATTATCCACCATTGTTAAGTGATTTATATTCCTATATTCCATATTTTAATAGTGAATTTGTAATTGTTGAAAATAATGACGTTTTAAATGACAAGCTGTTACTATGTCACGTGTTA